CCTCTTCAACAAAAGCATTATCATCAAAATCATCTAATGGTTTTTTAAATAGAGAAAGAGTAATTTTTAATCTATCAGCACCTGGAGCAGAATAATTATTGAACCCCTGTGAATTATCATTCAGGGTTTCATCCATATCAGAGTTTATAATCTCTTCATTTACTGCTAAACCAACTCTATAGTTTGCTTGATTATTATACTGTTCTAATATAAGAGTTTGTTGTTCTACTTTAACAAACTGACCTCTAATAAAATAAACACCTTCTTGTATCTGGAAACATGATCCAGTAGCAGCTGCATTTTGTGCTATTGTTACTGCAAATGGACTTCCAGAACTAATACTACTATTACCTAATAAACCAGAACTAATAGGTACATTAGATGTTAATTCTTCACCATCTGCAAAAGTTTGTGTTGCATTATTTGAAGTACTTGAACCAATATAAGCAACATATAAAGTTAAATTTCCTCTTTCAGAATCTTCTGCCGATAATACATTATCTACAACTGCAGTTACACCAGATGTTCTTCCTGTTATTTGTGTTCCAACTAATTGATCAACATATGCAGATACAGGTACTCCTTGAAAAGTATTTTGTAGTTGAATATTATAGTATAGTTTATTATATCCAGTATTACCAGGTATTACTTTTGCACCTTCTTTAAAAAAATGTTGCCCAAACTTTTCAATCTGATTTTGTAAAATAGATTGGAGATTATTAAGTTCTCTCGCCTGGACAGGAGTTCCAGGTTTAAACAGTACCTTATGATAACCACTATCATCTGAATAGTCGTCAAAATATGGCGATACGTTTAAATTCGTTTGCTGTGGCATGATTTTTTAGAACTGCAAAATAACTTTGATATCTTCTTTTTGATTTAATGACCTTGTAATAGATGGTCTATTATCAATGTAAATAATGTTTCCTGAATACTTCTTGGATTCAGGATTGGCAATGCCATTATTAAATGACTGTCCAAGGTAATACGTCTTACTATTTATTACGGTTGAGACACCTGTGAAGGACGTATCTATCGCTAAATTAGACCCTGTAGAAGGAACAATATTAAGACTACCATTACCACTTGGAGTACTGCTAAATTGATTCAAATTATATCCATAAGGTGGATTTGTTTGAGCAGTACCTACGGTATTAAATCCTGCCATAGTTCTGTCTTGCCAGAACTTCAATACTCCTGTATTTTGATCATAACTAATAACCTTTCCTAAAGCAGTAGAACCAGTTCCAATAGTTTGTTTAATTAATGAGTCTGCAGTAAATGTAGCAGAACTGTATCCAGCACCAGTTAAACGAAGAGCAGGAACTGCACTTGCTTTATCTAGTGTTAATAAGTTATTTGATCCAAATCCTTTGGGATCTTGAACCACACCGATTCTTGCTATTTGATTACCAGTAATAAAATCTGGGTTTTCTGCGTCATTTTCTATTCTAGAATAAAGTAGCACATTATATGCACCCAATTCCTCATAGATATCAGATCCATGTCCTCCTTGAGGTGAAATGATAACATCAAATGTAGGTACTGTTGTTCCAGTAGGAACTCCACCAGCAGCTAAATCAATATTACCATAAGAATAACCAGATCCTTGACTAGAAACAGTTATAGAATCAACTGTCTGGTCATTGGACATGATGACAGTGCATTCTCCACCAGAACCATCACCTTTAATAGGAACTCTTGTATAAACAGCACCAGCAGTTCCTAAACCAACTCCTCTATTTGTAATAGTAACTACTTTAATAGATCCATCTACTGCATTATCTCTTACTGCAGCATTATCTGCATCTGTATCCCAATTTGGAGGAACTGGAATAAAATCAGTTGATTCAAATTTTACAATATCACTTGGTTTAATAGTATAGAGATATTTCCATACATATCCATCTCCACTACTTCCCGCAACCTTTGGTTCTAAATCAGTAAATGTTGGTTCATCTAGTGATGGTCTACCATTAGGGTTTTCAGGATCAGTTCCGTTTTGCAAACACTCATATACTCTATAATCACTATTCAATACATAATAACTTGCTGAATATAAATTTGTAGCACCTGAAACAGCAGCAGTATTGGATCTTGTATAATCTCCACGATACATATCATAGGTTGTTCCAGAAGACCATAATCTTTTCTGAACTACTTGTCTTACATCTGAAGAAGTAATTTTCTTCAAAGCAATCATAGTATCCCAATAACTATTCTCCTGATCAAAACTATCTTTGGGTGAAGGAGGAGATGTATCCCAATCAGATTGTTGTTCTGTAGGATTAGGTAATCCAATAAAAGAATAATATGCATTGCTAGTAGAATTTACACCAGCAATAAAATTCTTTGCATTTAATATTCTAATCTTATCAGTTATAATTGCAGCCATTTTTGGAACTTTTTATTTATTTATTAAAGGTTTTATGAAGGTTTAGTCACAACACTATTTACCCGTGGGTATTTTACACCATTAGATGATGAAACTCTATTTCCATGATTATCATGTGGAAATGCAGTTCCACTTTGTGGTCTTTTATAAACATAAGATACATATCGATTATTACCATCACCAAAACTTGTATAAGGACTTTGTGTTGGAGGATCCTCACTGGTAGATGCTATTTGTGATTTAGCACCTTCCTTTAGATATTGAAGTGCATCAGCAGGTCTCATATTAGGAAATTGTTCAGCAGCACATGCTAAAAGTCCAGCAACTTGAGGTCCAGACATACTAGTTCCACTAGCAGATGCGTTATAAAAATTAGAATCTCTTGGATCAGGTTGTTGATTACCATATCCAGAAGAATTATTTCTTACAGATGACATAATATTACGACCAGGTGCATAAACATCAACTCTTTCTTCAAAACAACTAAAAGTTGTTTTAGTTTCTGAAACTGTTGCTGCTATCGCACCTACAGATATTACGTTAGGAGCAGAACCAGGACTACCTCCTTGACAACATTCTACTCCAGTTCCACCTATAACAATACTATTAGCATAATCAGCACCAGTGCTAATATCAAGAGGAAAATAAGAATTACCTGCAGATCCTATCATAATAACTCCATCATTTATACAATCTACAATATCTGCCTCTAGTGCAGTGCTTCTTATTCCAAATACTCCAATTTCACCTGCAACTGGAACAGGAACTCTTCTTGCTTCTAACGTAGTTTTCTTTTGAGCATCAGTTTGACCACTCATATTTGTAGTAACTGTTCTATATTTTATTTCAGAAACATTTCCTAATGGAGTAACATCATTACTCCACACTGAACTCCAACTATTATTACAAATAGTTGGATTTCTTCTGCCAGTTGCAGGATTAATTGCTTTATTATTATGAAAATGTCTTACATATTCAAAAAGAATATTAGTCCAATTAGTAACTCCATTTCCACCTTCGGCATCATTTGAAAATGCCATGTTGTAAATATTAGCATCTCTTGCCCACCCTTGAGTATTTCCTGCTGCTATACCTGCTACATGAGTTCCATGACTGCTAGTTCCACCTGCATATGAATAATTGGCATTTGTAGAGTGACCTAATGATGAACTATAAGAAAACCAATTAAACTGAACTGCCCTACTATTTCCTGTTCCATCTGGGTTTTCTTTAAATTCTGGATGATCAAAATTTAAATGACGATCAACTATTATAACATCTACATGTTTACCAGAACTTGTCGTATTAACTTCTTCGGTGTAGTCACTTGATCCATCAGTTCCCCAGTTTGCAGTTGCTTGTCCATTAATTAATCTTTTAATACCCCAATTTTTATCATTAGCATCATCAGGACTCTTATCCCAAGCAGCCTGTTGTTTTGAATCCCATAGTTCAGCAGTATGAGATACAGGTTCTGCACAATCTAATACTCTAGAATCGTTTTTTAATTCTGCTGCTTCTTCATCAGTTAAAGTAAAATGACTATTCCTACTGGATGGTCTCATTAGCGAACAAGTACATGCCCTACTAGGAATAGAACCACTCCCACTAGAAGCAGTCATCTCATTACAAAAGGTTGTTTTATCACTAATATTATTCAGAGTGACGATATACTCTTTCATTTATGCCTCCGCTTGTATTAGAGTCAAAGTTACTGTAATTGCACGAGCAGAAGAATCCTTATTTGTCACTTTTGCATAAACTGTTGTAGAAGGGGTTCCATCATTATTCCATCCAATAACTCCTGGCGACATTAAAAATGTGCTTGCACCTGCAGTAGATGTTAAAACTTCTGCTATAACACCTGAACCTGGTGCGGGATCTGTTCCCTCTGCTCTACTAGCATCAGAAGTTCTAGATGCAGAATCAACATAAAGTCTAACCCAAGCAGGATGATCTATTGCTATTTTAAGTAAATTATATGCCTTGAATGCAGTTATTGATAAATCACCAGAAGCAGCAGCATTAAGAGAAGCAGTAGTAGCACTCTTTGTTGTTCTAGATGCTAGTGATCCACCACCACCAGCAATAGTAATTGTTTTTGTTGCTCCTGTTCCACTTGCTACAACCCCAGATCCAACAAAATTAAGTGTTGTTGCTAAAGTTGATAATGCAGAACCCTCATCTTGAACTGTTATTCCAGATCCACCGCCACTAGCATTGATAGTAACTTCTCCAGTAGCACCAGATACAGTTACATTTGTTCCTCCAACTATTGATGTTACAATTCCTGTTATATTTGTACCATTAATTGCTGCTGCAGTTCCAGTTAGTTTAGATGCATTAAGTGAAGTTATTCTACTAGCAGGAAGTGTACCACTACTCAAATTACTTGCATTAAGATTAGTTAGTGATGCACCTGAACCACTAAATGTCGCTGCAGTTGTAACACCACTTGCATTTATTTGATTAAAGACAGATGTTCCTGTAGTATCAATACCAGCAATACTTCCACCACCACCTCCACCACTAGCATTAATAGTGACTGCACCAGTAGCACCAGATACAGTTACATTTGTTCCTCCAACTATAGAAGTTACAATTCCTGCCAACAAATTAGTTCCATCACCAATCAAATTATAAACTTCGTTAAAATTAGAATTTATCGCATTTGCACCTGCTAAAAGAGTACTTCCATCTCCTGCATTTGGTGCTGAACCCGTGTTTATACCTACTTTAGCCATTATTGATACTTTAGGTTTGAAATATTTAGAATATCACTAAACATCATAATTTTTAGCATTGAGACTATTGGTTCTTGTTACAAGAGATCCAGTATTAATTCCAAGAACTCCATTCTGACCAAAGAATGGATATTGGTTAAGTTCTGATCTACCTTGAAGTTCTATTCTACCCCAACTAAAGTTGCCCAAGAATTGGCGGTTGATAAATCCACCAGTGTATCCAATTCCCGTATTAGCACCACCACCAATATCAGAATTTTGATTATCAAAACTATAATTTGTTGAATCAAAATATATTGAATTTGATGAGAAATTAAATGTGGATATTCCACTTATTCTAGTTTGAACTCTGACTACGCTTGTCAATGCAGTTCCAACAGTAGATATTCCTATGTTTGTGTTTGCAACACTAACAACAGTTGCAGATTCGATTTGATAAACATTATCAAAGAAAGATTTACCAGTTGCAACTATAGTATTATCAAGTGCTCTTGATATTATAGAAGTTTGTGCAAATCCAATATTTGAATTATTAATTATCAAATAATCACCAACACTAATACCACTTAATGTTGTTGCTGTACCTACAATAGCAGTATCTCTGAGGAATGAATCTTGAGGAATATATAAATCAAATATTAATTTATCAATATCCGATACTACAGTTGTTCCAAATCCAACAACAGTTCCAGAATCGCCATTGTATGAAAGAACATCATTGGTTTCAGAAACTAATGAAGGAGGATCAATAAGCACCTGTGGGGCAGTTGTATATCCTGTTCCACCCGATGTTACCGTAACACCTGTTACAGACCCATTAGATACCGTAGCAGTAGCAGTAGCAGTAGAACCTAATCCTACTGGAGTTTGTACTGAAACTGAAGGTGTAGAAGTATATCCTTTTCCTCCATCAGAAATTGAGATAGATGAAACTGAATTACTTGATATAGAAGCAGAAACGGTTGCACCAACTATAGGATTTTGATCAACTAAAGTAATATTATCTTGTAAAGTTGCACGAATACCTTGATCAGGATTTTCATTTGTAGGATCAAAGAATGGTCGAACACTCTCAACATAAATTGTTGTTGATCCAATTCCAACAGTTTTTAAAACATTTGCTGCTGGATATATTCTTGGTTCATATAAATCCCTATCCTTACCAACATGAAGATCATTAATAATTCTATCTTCAGTTTGTTTATGCCAAGTAACAGGTCTTACTAAAGTTTCATCTTCAGTATTTCCTGGTCCAAAGTATGGGTTAGTAGTAACTATATCAGTAGAATCAACTCTCAATACAGATCTTTGATCTTCTTCTAACCAAGGTTCTTGACCTTTAGCAGAATCATAAGTTATTTGTAAATCATCACCAATCTTAACTGTTTCAATAATATCTCTTGACTTAACATCAATACCACCACTTCCTTTGTAAAAGATAATCTTACAAGTATCTCCTGCTTTAGGTGGTTCTGTAAATGTGATAAGACTTCCACCTTCAAAAGTATATCCTTTACCAGGAACCTGAAGAATATCATTGACGAATACCAGTATAACATCTTGAACATCTATCTTGGATCCTTTAGCAGCTCTGATAGAAATGATTTCATCATTCAACTTCAATTGGAATGTCATTGTATCACCATCAAACTCACCTTGAGGTGTATCTAATGCTTGTAAAGTTCCTACAGACCAACCTGTAAATTCATCAGTAAATATCTCATCTATAGTAAGTTGGAATTCCTTATATGTTGAAGTAGTAGGTATTCCCGTTGTTCCACCAATAGGAAGTCTTAAAATTTCACCAATACCATAACCATATCCAGTATTCTGAATACTAAAGTCAACTACACTAGATCCTTGTCCAACAACAACATCAACAGTTGCATCAGATCCAACTCCACTCACAGAATCAGAACTATATGAAAGAGGAATATTTGTATATGAAAGAGGTTCGTCAAATATTACATCTAATGGTTTTTCTACTGTTCCACCTCTAGCATAGAAGTGTGCTGTAGTAGAAATTCCACTATTAATAGTAAATGAATAGTTATCAATAATTCCTAATACATTAGTTCCCCCTGCAGCAGGGTCTGTTCCACTTGCAGAGTTATTAACATCTCTAGGTGCTATAATAACTCCTTGAACTTTACCACCAGACTTGTAGAATGTTGGAACAGTTGATACTCCAACATTTACATCAAACTTGGTTGGACTATTAACACCAATAACTTTCAATCCATTATATCCAGGATCACCTGCTCTAGGATATTTGTGCTCGGTTGCATTTCCATCTTTAGAACATGTAAATACTAAAGATTCTTTTGCTATCTTAATACTAGTTCCAGCAGTTAAACCATGAGAACCAATTGTTAGATCTAATTGACCTGTTCCTGCATTATATGAAGCACCACTTACATTATACTTAACTTCAGGTGATGATCCAACATTAATAGTAAGAGTATTTTCAGTTGTTGAAGCAATAGAAACAGCAGTGTTAGCTATTGGATCAGTGCTTCTTGGATATGTGTGTTTAGTACTATGATCATCCATATCACAAGTAAATGTCAAAGCATTATCTGGTATCCTGATAGACACTCCAGATTTTAAACCATGATTTGGACTTGTTAATACTAAAGTTCCGTTTGCAGGATTGTAAGAAGCATCTGTAACATTATGAGTTACTGTTTTAGATGTACCAACATTAACAGTGATAGTATTATTAGTCGAAGATGTAATTACTGTAGAACCATATGATACAACTGGATCAGTTGAACGTGGATATGCCTTATTAGAAGTATTTCCATCCATTTCACAACTGAATGTGATTGATCCAATAGCAAAACTTACAGCAGCACCAACTATTGCTCCATGACCAGGAATGGTTAGTACCATATCACCTGTGTTTGCGTCATAAGTCGCACTAGTTGGTGTAGTAGTTCCAACTCCAACTGTTACCCCACCTGTAGTAGCACTAACAAATGTATGGTTATATGCACCACCAGATATAATTGCATCATCTGCAGTTCCTATAAATTGATGATTGTAAGAACCGCCTGTAACCACTGCACCTGCTGATGCACTAACAAAAGTATGCGCATATTGATCCAAATCCTTTGCTGCAGTTACATTAACGGTGATACTAGTATCAGTTGTAGAACCAATAGAAATTGCAGTATCATAAAATCTATCTCTATTTCTAGGATAGTAATGATCTGAAGTACCATTGTCTAATCCACAAGTAAATGCTAGTCCAGTTAGAATTACATCTTTACCTACTTTCAACCCATGAGGAGTTGAAGTAGTAACTGTCATAGTACCATTAGCATTATTATAAGATGCAGTTTGAACATCTCTTGAAGCAGCACTAGAATATGTGCATGTAAATGCAATACCAGATAATTTAACCTCATCACCCAATGCCAATCCATGAGGTGTTGCAGTTGTGACCGTAGTTACACCAGTTGTATGTGTATAAGAAGCCTGTCTAATATCTCTTGGTTTGTAGAAAGCATTCCAGTTTGTAACTGCTACTCCAGTTATACTTCCATTAGAAATAGATGCTGTTCCTACAGATGTTATGGATGTAGTTTCTACATTTCTTTCCTGAACAGAAACACCTACAGTTTGAACACCTGAACGATATCCAGAACCACTATTTCCAATACTAACTGAACTAATAGTTCCACCAGCAGCAACTACTGCAGTTCCACCAGCAGCAACTAATGGTTGATAACCAAATCCTTCTGTAGATCCAACAGAAAGAATAACACCACCAAGAGGTAGAGTAGTTACATTTGCATCTGTTGTAGATGAAGCAGCACCAGTAAATTGAATGCTAGTTATTCCTAAATTCTCATTTAAATTGTAATTAAGAATTGGTCCTTGGAATACATCATTAACTAAAATAACAGCGTTTTCAGTAGCAATACCTGTAATATTATTACCATCAGATTTTAAATCAAAATCTTTATTGATTCCATTGAATTCTGCAGAAATATCATCAAATACCAAGTTCTTATAATAAGTATCATTGAGAGTATTGGGAACACCAGATCTCATAAATGATCTTCCTTGGAAACTAGAACTTGTCGATATTCCAGTCCAATCTCTAGAATCAGGTGGATTTGTAGTTGTACTTAATGGAATCTTACCGTAAGGTGCTTCAACAAAGTTAAGGATATTCTCTGTGATATTATAGTTACCATTAACTTTAGTCACCATTGTATCAGTGGAATGCCCTGATAGGTTAGTTCCCATCCATTGTCTACGAACTCGTAAAACATTAGTGCTTCCAACTCCAACAGATTCAATCTTTATTATCTCTTCATTTACTCTTAACAGATCTCCACCAAATATAGATGTTATTCCACTTAATTTTATAAGATCATCAGTAGTAAACATCTGCCTTGCAAGAGTAGTAGTTACAGCAGTTGATACAACAGGTGATTGAACAATATTATCTAAACAAAGTAGAACTTTAGCATTAGCATTAGTAGAAACAAATCTATGAGATGTTCCAATACCAACATTAGTTAAACTAACAGATTCAGGAACTGAAAGGAGTGCCTTCCTAGCACTATCAGTAACTTTAATCGTATTATCATCTACTTTAATAGCAAATATATCGTTAGGTAGTTTACTAGTGGTTCCTACTCCTACAAAACCATCAGTAGCAGCAATTCCAATTGCTTGAGTAGTTCCTGCACCAGCATGAACATATTTAATTTTTTCACCACTAACGAAGAAGTGATTAGGTAGTTCAATAGTATCATCAGTCGTGTTTATGATAGTGGAATCATTACCATCAAAACTCTTCTCAAAAATAGGATCTTGATTATGTGTTAAATTAAATGCTCTCTTAATATCTCTATCAGTACCAGTATAATCAGATGATCTTACTTGAATTGAAGAGTTGTTAAAGTCAATATCAGTATGGGCATCATCCTGATACCTAAATGCATTCATAAAGACTTTAACGTTTGTTGCAACATTGGGAAGAGGTGTAAATATTAATTGGGTAGTTGCTGCTATCCCAACTGAACCACCACCAGCAACAACGTTATTAGTAGAAATACCAGTATAGAAAGTTCCTAATCCAGTAATACTTTGTCCACCAGATGAGGTAACTACAGCATATTCATCAGTATCATAAGTTTGACCAGTTCCATCAGTTATATCATAATCATCAACAACTATTAATTCAGATATCCCAAATTCTCCATTACTGGTATCAGAAACCTGAATTACAAAATATGCAGCATCATACTCATCAGAGTAATCACCAACCACCTGTGGAGTAGGAGATCCTGATGCAGGTATATTTGTAGATCTACTTTCTAGTCTAGCATGTTTTAAATCAATACCAGATTCTGATGTAGTGGATTCATTAGATTGTGCTACTACAATAGCATTAACAACTGCTGTAGTACCTATTCCAATTGCATTTGGATGGAAGTCTACTTTAACATCTGAACCATCAATATATGCAGAGAATGTACCAAAACCACTTACATTAGAATGGTTTAATGAAGTTGTCATTTCTGCATAATCAAGCATATCAACTTCTGTTCCATCATGAACTAAATTAAGTTCAACCATCCCAAATTCGTCATATACTCCTACATCTTCACTATCTGCAGTAACCTCTACAAGAACTTTTGCAGATCTATAGGTATTACCAATAGAAACAATATTAGTAGATGCACTTGCTTTAGGTACACTTACACTATGAGAATCTATTAATGTAGTTCCTACAGAAGTAGTTCCAACTCCTAAAAGGTTATCATCAAGATTATATGAAAGTGCAACCACCTCATAATCATTTACTGCAGATCTAGTTGGATAGAATAATAATTGTCCTTCAGAACCAACTATTGAGAAATCAAATGATCCTTGATCATAAACTGTTTCAACTCTTCCATATTGTTGAATATATGCAAAAGAACCATCATGAATTAAATCAACAACCATTAATTGTCTTTGACTATAAAATCTCTTGTCTCTGATATAACAAATATATTTTTGTGCTCTATGTTCTGATAACTTAAATGTTTCAACAACACTAAATGGTGTTGATCGTGGATGACTATTAAATGATCCACTCATATCATCAATAGTAAGAACCCTATTACCTATAGATTCTTCATAATCCTGCAATATTCTACTAGAGAATATTATTTCATCAGAAAGAATATGATTTGGAACAACTAATGAATTTTCTTTAGCTAAATCAAAATCACTAAAAGTATTTAAATTTCCAATACCAATTAAATCATGAACAGTATTAACTTCTGTTGATGCTGTTGTTAGACCAACAATCATAGAAGAAGCATCTGTTGCAGATGAATCTAATTGATAATCAGAGAATTTCTTATATCCTAAAGTATGATTTAAACTACTTACAACATCTTCCCAAACACTAAAGGATACTGCAGATCGTAATGCATATGAGAAATTCTGATAGTAGTCATTGTCCTGCAATCTCTGCTGTGATAAATTAAGAAGTCCAGAATCTGTTTGCCATCCATTCTCTACTTTAGAAAATGCATCTATATTTAAATTAGATTTGTATGATGATATTGAAGAAGCAATACCTTGTGTATTAGAAGAATCACCTTTAATAATTTCACCCTCTACAAATCCACTAGTTCCTGAAACTACCAGAATTTCATTTTTTACATCCCAAGTTTCTACTTTTCCTGATACATCATAACCTTCTGCGGATTTTGAAGTAACAGTTTCTCCAACCAAATACTGATTAGAAGATAAATCCACACTAAATGATGGGAAATATTTCTGTGGTATTATTCTTGCAGCAGCAGAATTGAATGGATTATATGTACCAGGATATTCTGCTCCGACAAGTTCATCTGCTAAACTATAAGTAACGATTCCAATACCACCATAATTTTGATCAATAGCAGATATTGTGAATAACTTATAATCATATTCAGCAGAGTTAAATCCTCTACCAGTAGATCCAATACCAATACTAACATTTT